GACCCAGACAACACCACGCTTGGCGCGTTCCCCGCTCTCTAGGAACGCGCGACACTTCCGACCGGTCACTCGCATACGAGCCAGGTGCGGACAGATAGGACCGTTGCTAGCGAAACAACGGGAATATCTCTCCGAATTGGCGTGGCACAGCCGAGGCCAAAGCTTCGACTGACGACGCCAACGAACCCAGGCGAGCTGGTGACCAGACCCCTTGACAGCAGACCAGTAAGTCCGCCGAGAATCAGACTGAGAGAAGGGCCGACTCCATGCAAGAGCATTAAGCTCAACATAGAACGACCGCTCCAACTCACGCTGACGACGACGGGCCCGCCAATGGCTGGCAAGAGGGACCCTCTCCCACCCTTCAGGACACGCACCCCAGTCAAGCTTCCTAGGAGCTGCCGGGAGCTGGTTCTCAGACTCCAAAGAGTCAAAGAACCAACACTCCCTCCTCCAAAGCCCAGAGGCTTGGAGAGCAGGAACGCTGACCGGGATGCGTAAACCCCGAAGGACCGAACGACCGGAACTGACGATCCACTTCTTTCTCAACCGGAGAAAGAAGCCCTCAGCCAGTTCACGGGAACGACCCGAGAAGCCCCGAACAAAGCTTCTCAAAGCCGAACCAAGAGAGTCGACAGAGTCGACAGGCTTGGCGAGGCCTCCCGTCCTTAGGACCGGGACGCACCTGGCACCTGACCTACCTGCAAAAAGAAGGTAGAATTCAGTGAAAAGTAGCCGGAGAACCAGCGTCTTTCCTAAAGACAAGCGCAACCCGACCCGTGGGACAAAACGGGACCACTCCAACCACTTCTCCTCACTGCACCGGAACACTATGTCGTCCCCGTTGATCTTCACCGGCACAGAGGCCGGGAACACCCAACGGAAGGCGACATAGTTTTGTAGACAGAGCAATGGGAAACACAAAAGGTTTCCCATCAACTGCCCACACACTTGCTCGAACGGGATGGTACAATCCTCATACCACACACGAGATCTAAGGGAACGCCTTGCAGCGGCCCAAAGAGTACTCGGTATGAAACTAGATGTACTTGCCATCACGTCGAGTAGTGCCTCGGCAACAGGGAGGGGAAGATAGTCGGAAGCGGCCTCGTAGTCCCCGGACACGAAGACCTCTCCCGGAACCGGCTTGAAGTCGGTAAACTTACTAGGCTTGGCTTCGCCACGAAGAAGCCAAGGAAGCCGAGAAAGATGACCGTAGATCGTCTTATGCAGAGGGTGCAAGACCCTCTGCTTGCAAGATGCAATTGTCACCCCACGGTCCTTCCCGTTCTCAGACACGACGTGGAAACGAACATCCCTAGGGATGTCGATTACACGACCCTCACGAGAACAGTCGAGAAGGAACTGGGCACGGTCAGGTCGGGTGGCGCGGGCGCCACCCTCCCCTTTCTTGCGTTCCAGACAAGCGGACACCGAGGGAGTCGACCTCCAGACAGCATCCGGATAACCCCGATCCCAACCCGGAGGAAAGCACATACGTGCAATCCGCCGAGAATGGGCGAGGTAACCAGATGGCAACTCTAGAGGCTTAGGATCAGTACAGAGACGAGCTCTGTGAGAACTGATCAACGATTCCCCCGGTGACGGGAGACACTTCCGAAAGAGGAACAGGGTCCCCGCAACCGACATCCGCACCGAAGCGGGACATCGGGCCAGGGGCCCTGTCCAAGCATGGTGTGCCGGGTTCTCAAGGAGTCCCACCAAAAACTCCTTGGCCCTCTTGGCGTCAAAGGAACCCTCAGAAAGACAGTCAGGTATCGGAAGTCGGACCTCGCCCGAAGGCGAAGCGACCGACTCCAACACACTGACCACTTCTGAGAAGAGGTTCCCAAGACCCGCACCAGCAGACGCAGGCGTCTTACTGCTGGCAACCATCATACAGTTGAAGACAACTGTAACCACGCAGGATT